CCAAGAGTCTGATGTAATTGTTGTGAACTGGGAGTCCCTACGCTCTCACTCGCGTCTAGCTCCTTATGGCTCGATTGCTTTAGCTCGTTGCCTAGATTGCAAGGGTCATGACTCTCGCATCACTCCTGCCCGCTGTGAAGTGCACCAGCGTGAGCTAAATGAGATTGAGTTCAAGTCGGTAATTGCTGATGAGATCCACCGCTCAAAAGACCCAAAGTCTAAGCAAACCCGTGCCCTATGGGCAGCTACTGGAGATGCAGACATTCGTTTTGCTCTTACCGGTACTCCTATTGCCAAGGATGTTGTTGATTTGTGGCCTATTCTGCACTGGATTTCTCCAGAAGAATGGCCTAGCCGTACCAAGTGGATTGATCGCATGATCGACACTATGCTTAATGCTTTTGGTGGAATGATGGTCTTGGGCGTGAAGCCTCATATGGAGCAGGAGTTTTACGCAGCTATCAACCCTCGTATGCGCCGTATGCTTAAGGCCAAGGTACTTCCATGGCTGCCTGAAGTTATTACAGAGCGTCGTGACGTTGAGATGGGAACTAAGCAGGCTAAAGCTTATAACCAGATGCTGGATAACATGATTGCTCTCATTGAAAATGAAGATGGCACCGTGGGTGATGCAGTAGTTGCACCTAATCCACTTACTCAGATGCTCCGCCTTCTTCAGCTTGCCAGCTCTTATGCAGATGTAACTCTTGACGAGACCACCGGAGAAGAAAAAGTTATTTTGTCAGACCCTTCTTGTAAGGTTGATGCTCTGATGGATGATATGAAGAATGGCGACTTCGGAGATGACTCGGTCGCAGTTTGTGCTGTGTCTCGCCAACTAATCGATCTCCTAAGCGCACGTCTGACTAAAGAGGGAATCCCTCACGGTCTAATCACTGGTGCTCTAGATGCTGATGAACGTCAGCGTCATATTGACGATTTCCAGGCTGGTAAGACTAAGTGGATTCTTTTCACTGCTCAGGCTGGTGGTGTAGGTGTCACCTTGACAACTGCACGTCGTCTTGTTATGCTACAACGACCATGGTCTTTGGTTGACTACAAGCAGGCATTGGATCGAGTGCACCGTATTGGTTCCGAGATTCATGACTGCGTAATCATTACAGACTATGTAACAGAGAATACTGTCGAAGAACGTGTCATTCAGGCACTGGATACTAAGGCAGACAACTTTGAGCAGATTGTCCGTGATAAGGATGCTCTACTCAAGATGCTCAAAGAGAGCAAGGGAAAGAAGTAATGACAACAGAACCAATTCGTATCTCTAACTCAGAGATTCAAACCTTTAAGGATTGCCGTCGTCGTTGGTGGTTTACCTACTATCGTCGTCTCAAGCCAAAGCTACAGAACTACACCGGAGCACTTGCCCTAGGTTCTCGCATTCACGAGGCCTTGGATCAGTACTACACCTCGGGTATGGAGCGTGACCTCATTGAGATCCATGCAGAGCTAGTCAAGGCTGACATGAAGATCCTTAACGATGAATACCGCGACACGACCGAGCTCGAGACAGAAGCTGAACTTGGTCGAGTTATGCTTGAAGGCTACCTAGAATGGGTTGCTCTAGAGGGTATCGATGCTGAGCTAGAAATGATCTCTACTGAAGAAATCATCGAGCGTCCAATGCTTGATGGCAAGGTAACTCTTCAGGGAAAGATTGACATGCGTGTTCGTCGCAAAATTGATGGCGTGCGCATGTTCCGTGACTTCAAGACCGTTGGTGGCTCTTTTGCTGACTTCGGTTCAATTGCTCACATGAATGAGCAGGTTCTTACTTACATGGTTCTAGAGGAAGCTCAGAACAAAGATGGGGAACGCTCTGAGGGCGGTATCTTTACGATGCTTCGTAAGGTAAAGCGTGGTGCTTATGCTAAGCCACCATTCTATGACCAGATCGAGGTTCGTCACAATAAGTTTGCACTACGCTCGTTCTACCAGCGCCTGGAGGGTGTTCTGGAAGATATGATGCGAGTCCGTGAAGGTTTGGATGAGGGTGAGAGCCACTACAAGCTCGCATACCCTAAGCCTTCCCGTGACTGCAAGTGGAAGTGCCAATTCTTCGCTATTTGCCCGCTGGTTGACGATGGTTCGGCAGCTGAAGCAGCAATTAACGATGCGTTTGAGTCATCTGACCCATACGGTTACTACGGAATAGAAGAGAAGAAAGGAAGTGAGTAAAGATGTCTGAGGTCGATCGCAGTTTAACAATTATGGTTTATGGCGAATCGAAGGTTGGTAAGTCAACCTTTGCCGTTACAGCACCTTACCCACGCCTAATGCTCGACGTTGAGGGTGGACACCGTTTCCTTCCCATCAATGTAAAGTATTGGGATCCAATTCGCGAAGAGCCGCCACAGGCGGATGGAACTTGGGATACGGTTGTAGTCCAGGTCCGCGACTACGAAGTCGTTATGAAGGCATTCCAATGGCTTCAGAGCGGTAAGCACCAGTTCAAGTCCTTGATTATTGACTCCATCTCGGAGCTCCAGGTCAAGTGCATGGACAACATCGCAGGTACCGAGCAGATGAAGATGCAGCAGTGGGGAGAGCTTCTCCGCCACATGGGTGCTCTTCTTCGTGATCTTCGTGACCTAACGATGCACCCAACCCAGCCTCTAGAAGCTGTGGTTCTGACTGCTATGGCTCGTAAGGGTCAGGATGGCGTATACCGTCCTTACCTACAGGGTCAGCTTGCAATTCAGGCTCCTTACTTCTACGATATTCTTGGCGCAATCACCGTGGAGCAGGTACCAAACCCTGACCCACTACAGCCTCCTTACAAGGTGCGACGCATGTATGTTGAGCGTACTCCTGACTACGAGGCTGGAGAGCGTGTACAAGGCCGTCTCGGCAAAGTTGTCGAGCAGGGAGATCTAGGTGTCGAGCGCATGCTAGACATCGTCTTCGGTGAAAAGAAGACACCAGCAACAAAGAAAACCAACTAGGTAAAAGGAAAATGATACTATGTCGCTAAATTGGAGCGATCTCATCAAGGAAGCCGGAGAGGCTACCAACAGCTTCGAGCCACTGCCAGACGGTGACTACGAGCTAAAGGTTATCGAGGCAAAGGCTACTACCTCTGCTTCTGGTAAGGTCATGTTTAAGACCACTAATGAAGTTGTAAGCGGTCCATACGCTAAGCGTCGCGTTTGGGACAACCTTGTTATCTCACCAGAGAACAGCAAGGCACTTGGCATGTTCTTCATGAAGATGGGTGCACTTGGGCTCCACAAGGAGTTCTTCAACTCAAACCCAACCAACGCCCAGATCGAGCAGGCTCTGTTTGGTCGTAGCTTCCGTGGAACTATTGGTACTCGTACCTACAACGGTAACCAGAGCAACGAGATCAGCAAGTACTTTGCTGCTCCTGCTGTAGCTCAGGCAGCTTTCGCTGCTGCAGCTGCTCCTGCTCCGGCTGCAGCTCCAGCTCCGGCTCCAGCTGCTCCAGTAGCTGCAGCTCCAGCTCCGGCTCCTGCACCTGCTCCAGCTGCTGCACCTGCACCAGCCCCTGCAGCCCCTGTAACCTCGGATGACACTCCGTTCTAAATTACAAAGTAGAGGAGGCGGGGCACATCGTGTCCCGCCTTCTTTATAGGAGATCTAATGCGAATATTATTCACTGGAATGGCTTCTTCTCACTGTAAAGAGTCAGAAAATAATACTTTTTTCGGGACTCTTGTGTCTACATACAAGGAGATAGCTGACGTAGTAGATATTGCAACACCTAGCGTGGAATGGTCTCAGGAGTACCTTAACTCCTACGACGCAGTTTTTGTGGGCCTTCTCCCGCCAACTAGCCCTAGTGCAAATAAACTTTATGGTGCCCTACATGTGATAGCTCTTCTCAGCGGGTCTGAAAAGCTTCGATTAGTTATTGAGCACCCTCAGGTCTGGCAATATAAGTCAAGTATTGCTTCTGCTATTAAAAATACAGATTCACTGTTTGGATCATTTTATAGAACTAAGCATGAATATAAAAAAGCTTTAGAGTCTAGAGAGACTATCCAACTTGGGTTGAATGTTCTGTCTTCTTCCGACTGGCCATTTACCATTTATCCAATACTCCCATGGAATTCTTCAGAAAAAATTATAGAATTTTTCCCGTGGGTATCTGACAAAGCTTTTATTGGAATTAATCTAGACTCGTTCCTGCTCTCTAATGACAACATAGAAATTATTAATAGAGAGAATCTATGGTCCATCGATATCCCTAA